CCTCTGCTTCAACGTATGACTTGAAACGCTGGACAATACTGTTTGCCATAGCGGGTACAAGATCATTGATGATTGGATGTATGTCACTCATCGCATCACCACTAACGCAGAAGGAAATGGTGCAGAGTTCTTTGAGCCACCAAACTTTAATCGTCCACGTAGGAATCTAACCTCGTGCATAATGCAACTGTCGTGCCACCAAGAGGTATCAGTTCGAGCTGGTACTAGACATACAACTGTTGCACCACTGGCTGCTTCCTGATGAGCCTTAGCAACCCATTGTTTAATGACTCGTCCGTAAGGTGGGTTCAACCAAATAGTTTTATCTGTATCTTTGTGCCACGCTCTAGCAAGTCCATCACGTCGTGATACGTCAAGATGATCAGGACCGTACCAGTTATCAGGTACAAGAGTGGATGCCTGTAAAGCTGCAGCATCTAAACCAAAGTTAAACTCTTTGTTTATCTCATCAAAGAAATCTTTGGGTGTAGTCCACGTATCATCTAATGATGTACGCATACCTGTTGTGAAACCTTTGGTCACTCTTCAGGCCACGTTCCATCTAAGACCATCATTGCAATAGCAGAATAATTTAGAAGGTCAATGAAGCTATCACGCAGAGATTCATTACTAGGGTTAACGTTAGAATCAATAAGGTTGTTAATTCGGGCGACCTTGTCCCACATACGTACACGCAGACCATTAAGAGGTCCACCTGGACTAAGGCTGATGTTCTTAGGACCGTAATCGTGGTGTTTCTTAATGAGAAGATTGCCTGCTGCATCCAAGATGCGCCATACATCGGTAATAAACTCATCGTCTACCTTACTGGTACCGGTCTGACTAACACTTGTTCGTTCTGGTAATCCGACTCTAAGATCTGAAAGCCCATATGCTGCAAAGTCTGTAACATTCTCATCCATTCGTCTCTACTCACCCTTCTCACCTGTTAGAAGCGCACGTGTTGCGACCTCACCATTAGCTAGGTAGTAGTCATTGATGTCCATACCCGGTGGTAATGTTACTATGGTTGAGTTCATCACGTCGTTTGCGACACGCTTAGCAAACTCAGCACCAGGATTGGTGCCATCTTCTTTAATGTCATTATCACCAACAACAAAGACTGTCTCGTAACCACCAAATAGTTTTGGATAGTGTGACTTCCAAGCCTGTACACCAGGTACACCCACTGCTGGTATACCCAGTACACCGGAAGCGATGATGGTATCTAGTTCACCTTCACATACCAGTATGTATGGTGACATCAAAGTAATATCACTGACGTTATAGAGATGAGCCTTCTGTCCAGTAGGTGAACCGTACTTAGGTTTGCCATCATCTATTCGTCTGAACTTAAAGCCAACGCAGTGACCGAGTGCAGTCAAGTATGGAATAGATATCCAACCCTCTTGTAGTTCGTGTCCGTTCATAGGATCGGTAACAGTACCGAGCATATAGCGAGCAGCAACTACCTCAGATATCCCACGTTCTCCTAGCGCGGCCAATGCTTCTGGACTTATTTCCTGTGCGTATCTCTGCGCCGCTTCCAGTAGCAATTTCGACTGCGCGTTTGAGGCCATTGTTAAACTCCATATTCTCCATAAAGCACACCATATTAACGGCGTTACCGCCTTTACCGCAGGTGTGACAAAAGTATAAATTGCTTACTGTATCTATAACAGCTGAACCGTGTAGGTCATTGTGCATTACGCACGATACCTTGACGTTCTTACCTTCTCTTACTTGTCCTCCATAGTGAGCAACAATTACTCCTATGGGGATTGCGTTTGCATCAACGGAGCCTTTGAATCCTTTGTTACGAACAGTCCTGGACCAACCCTGTGATGACATCCGCAGTCTCCTTTGTACTCACATTTCTCGTGCCAGTGTGTGGCTCTCTTCAAGTGACCTAGTGAGTTCTCCTCACCAGCTTTACGACAGTTAAGACAAATCATTTTCTACTGCTTCGTCTAGTTCTAGTTCGATGTCAAAGTCATCTGCTGTTTCTTCTACTTGTGGTGCAAAGATTTCTGATGTGGTGATTTCACCCTCTGGAACTGGCATTTATTTAACCTTTCTAATTGAATATGTTTCGCCGTCAATGACGATAACAGTATGCTTGATATTACCTTGAACGTTTATTAAAATTCCTGCATCAATCAATACATTTTTAAGTGTTGATATTTCGCTTTGTAGTCTTTCAATCTGCCATTTCCAAGCAGCATTGTTTTCAAACCAAGCAATCTGTTGTATTAGATTCTCTTTACTACCCCTCATTGCTTCTCCTTTAACCATTGTTTTAGATCTTGGATTACCCAAGCGTTTTCTATACCGGAGTTGCGACGCTTAACTATTACATAATGCAGTGGCACTTCCCCAATACCACGAGCCTTAGCATAATTAAGCGCCTCAACCTCGGCTTCACTCCAGAACTTAGGAAGGTCTAGCTTCTTTACATTCTTGAGTTCTAGTATGTAAGTGTTTCCCGCCACCACACATACTATGTCTCCTTCATCCTTACTGCCTGCCTTCGTTAGCCTTTCAGCTAGTAATCCAACAGACCGTAAGAATCTCATTACGTCAGTTTCAAACTGACTACCTTTTCTACCGTTAGGATTGGCCACTACTTCACCTTGTTAATCTTATAAACCTTCTTGCCATCTTCTTCAGTGATCTCGATGAGACCAGACTCAAGCAGTGCAATCAATAGGTTCTTCATCTCTTCACGTATCAACGTGATTTGATTCTTAAGATAAGCAATCTCAGTATTGCCCATAAATATCATCCTCTTCGGTATCAGCTGGTGGTGTGTAGTCACCAGTATAGCCAGCTCGTGCATCTCTAGCCAGCATTTGACCAAACGAATTCTTATCTGATATCTGACACGCTCCGTAGTTAACGAAGAGTGTAGCCCAGTCTTTGCCATCAGCAGTATGTGGACCGAATCGGTTCTTTACTGCTGCTACCTTCAGTTCTCCTTGTGCTGGGTCGTAACCCAGTGTAAGTATCAGTGCCGGTAGTTGGCTTACCTTGCCGTGAATAGCACGACGAGCAGGTGGATTAGTTGGTGAACCATACTCTGATTGCTCAGAGACGTGATGAAGTACTAATACGCAAGCCTCAGTCTTGCGTGCCATATCGTGCAACTCCATCATAATTGCACGTAGCCCTGCCCACTCGTTGTCTGTTTCAGCAGCAACGTTCATTAAGTTATCTATGACGATTAACTCAGGTGCTTCTCCGTACAGCTCTACATATGCTCGAATCTCAAGTTCGATATCATCCAATGAAGGTGAAGAGTCAAAGACCCACTTAATATGATTGAGCTTGTCGAAGTGATGATCGTAGTAATGTGTGTTACCAGAGAGATTACTCTCTACTGATATCTGTGAATGACCTGATGCTTGTGCAGCAGCACGCATCATCACAGTTGTTGTATCGGTATCGGCTGAGAAGAAGAGTGTTGGTACCTTTGCTCGCATTGCATATATCAAAGCGAACATAGACTTACCAGCATTAGGCGCTGCTGCAACCATACAGACTTGTCCTCTTCGGAACTTAATCTGCTTGTGTGCTAGATCATTCCATACATCAGGTAACGGTGTTGCTTTGGTAAGCACACCACCCCACGCACGGGATAAGTCAAGCAACTTCGCCTCCTTGTAAAGTAATACCTCTTCGTCTACGTATCTTGTAGCGTTCCCTACTTACGAGACCGCCCCATATGCCGTGAGCTTCATTAACGATTCCCCACTCAGCACATTCAGTTTGGTGTGGACAACTCTTGCATATTTGTTTTGCATAGTTAACTTCAATTGTTCCAATGGATTCCTTACCCTTTTCAGGGAACCAGAAATCTCCACCAATCTCAGCACACGCGGGAGCTTCAAATTCTCGTGGCTCCCGCATAGGTTATCTAACCCAGATAGTGTCGCACTTATCTGGTGCGCCCTTAGGAGTTGAACACATCCAACCCTGCCACGCACCCTTTGAAGAAGTACCAGTCTTGTAAACCATTGGACCGTGCTTACAGGTATTACCTGCAGATTGCGCCGGTGCTCCGCTAGGAGTTACTGCTGTTGCATTAAATGCAGCGGCTACAGAAGCCACTGAAGGAGCAGCGTGAGAACTTCCGCCAAGTTCAGCTGAAGTTGATTTAATGAGAGAAGAAACCATTGATAGATCATTGAGTCCAGTCTCCAGTTCCTTGATTGTTGTTGCGTACAGATTTACTAATGAACCATCAGGCAACTTGTAGTTGACCTGGAACTTAGTGCTTTCCGGTGCAGCCATTTACTTTCCTCCACTTTGTTTGATATTTAATCTAACAGATTCGTTGCCAATTACTTTGGGAACAAACCCTAGAAGTTTTTCAACTTCCTTGGAATCAACTGACTCGCGGCCTTTTACCGTAGTCCAACTGATTTCAATACCACTAGCTGTTACACCAGTGGCTCCCTCGAAAGATTCTTTCAAGGAATCCTTTTTCTTTTCTAAATCTTTTATCTGTTGGTCCAACTGTAAGTACATCAGAGCGTTGGTGTCAACCTCTGTGTCCTCAATGATTACATCACTAAGGACTATACGTTCTTTTTTTAGACCAACAGATAAA